ACCGACACATTAGACTCCGATGGCAACGTAGTAGTTGCTGAACCAGGGCAGACATACAACATTGACACTGCTCCTGACACACTCTGGGTGTCTGTAAATGGCTCACAGAAGGCCCCAAAAGCCTCTGTAGCCGACGCTACACCAGAACCTGAATCAACCCCTACCCAATCAGAAAGTGAGCCTCAATAATGGCTGCCTATTTAGTTGCTAATAGTTACCTCGGAATAATGCCCGAGGTAACACGAGGAACACTTAACACAGGAGGAACACCGGTCTATATCCCAGTGACTGCTCCTCAAATTTCCCCTATGCAGACATTTCTCCGTGACGAGGCGTTGCGTGGATCACCAGTTATGGTGTACGACCAAGTTCAGGGTGTACGTCACGACGAGTACGACGCTAAGTTCTACCTCTTCGCAGACACATTCCCTAACCTAGTTAAGTCAATTCTTGGTGGAACCGACACCGTTACAGGTGCAGGACCATACACACACAACATGAAATTGCTCAACAACGCAGCTACTGGTTCACAGCCACAGTCATACTCCATCATGGACTTTGACGGTGCTAACTACTTCACACTATTGGGCGCACAGGCTGACAGCCTTTCAATCTCATTCGGTGCAGAAGCAGCAGCAGAAGCAACAGTTAAGTTCTTCACAAACCCATACACCTCAGGAACATCAGCTACATCACCATTCAGTGCACCAAGCCTTTCAACGGTACACATGATTCCTGCATGGGACACAACAATCTTGGTTGGTGGAACGCCTTACACCTACATTCAAGACGGAACGCTTACCCTTGCTCGCAAGACTGCACCTATCTTTACAATGGGCGCACAGGCTCCATACCAGAATTTTGCTGGACCAATCGAAGTAACAGGTAAGTTCACAGCTGTAGTCAACTCACAGTCAGACCCTTGGTCAACTGGATCAGGCGCAACGGCATTGACACGAAGCCCACAGTCACTTGTTATTTTCTTTACTGACCCTAACGACTCATCAGGTGGAACTCAGTTCAGCGTTTCATTCACAATGACACAGGCTCAGTTCCAAAACGTGAAGCGTACTCGTGGCAAGGCATACACAGAAGTTGAAGTAGAGTTCACTGCTAACGCAGACGCAACTGACGCTACGACTGGTTACTCACCAATCCAAGCCAACATCATTAACGCAACTTCAACCGCTTACTAAATAACCCAAAGGGGAAACAATGCCAGCAATAAACCTTCCAAACGGACAATCAGCCATCTTGTATTCACGAGACGAAGTTACCGAGCGCACAACTCGTAGTATCTCTCGTTCATACTTAAAGGCGGCTGGTACAGCAGCGAAATTAACCAATCTAGGATTTGACGAAGCCAAGCCTGAATCATGGACTATCTTTGCTGAGATTTCAGATGAGGATAGAGACAATTTAGACGGCTATCAAGCTGCGCTAATTGTTGGCATGGTTAAGTCTTGGTCATACGGCGACTTGCCTACCGTTGATTCTGCGCTTGATTTGCCTAAGCCTGTCTTTGAGGCATTGGCTGAGGCTTGCGCTACAGAGTTCAACAACACGCCAGATTTCTCGCCAGACCCTGACCCAAAAGCCCCTACCGCCGACTAGCACGGCTAGAGGCAGCACTTAGAGGCAAGGATTCAGAGGTAGACCCAGAAGTTTCTAACCTTTATCGGGAATACCAATTCCGAAAGACATTTGGTGGATCACATCAAGACTTTCTTGACCAGCCTCGCAACGTTACTGAATGGCTTATTGCTATTGACAACACTATGAACGAGGTTCAGCGTGGCTGAAATTGTAATTGGAATACCTGAGTTTGACCAGTCAATAGACAACATGATTGTTCGTGTAGACGAAGCAGCTCGTAAGTTCGTTCTTCAAGGCGCAGAAGTAATCAAGCGTGAAGCCAAGAAAATGTTTATTACTGGTGCAGACGCAAAGATAACTGAATCATGGCGCTCAGACGCATGGCCACTTCCAACCCGTCGTACCGGCAACCTAATGAATAGCATTTACTCAGATGGTGCTAAGAAAACAGGTGAAGGAAAATGGGAATCACAGACCGGCCCTCACATTGTTTACGGACGACGCATTGAACTTGGGTTTCACGGATCAGGTCGTTGGCCTTACTACACGACTCGCCCATTCCCTTACATGCAACCTGGTATTGACAATTCAATTCCACAGCTTGACATTCTTTTTAACTCACTCGTAATCGCTGCTCAGGAGGCGTAAAATGTCTGGACTTCTACCACCAGTAATCGCCCGACTTATAGCCGACACCAAAGAATACTCAACAAGGATGACTGAAGCTAAAGTTCAAATGACCGAACTTGGCAATGCGTCAAAAACAACATCTGAAAAAATGGCGGCGTTTGGATCTAAAGCAGCCACAGCCACTATTGGTCTTGGTCTTGCCCTTGGTGGTTATGCAGTTGACCAAGCATACAAGTTTCAAGAATCGCTTGACAAAATTAAAAATCAAACCGGTTTAACTACTGCGCAAACTGACGCACTTGGTAAGTCAATCCAAAACATTTCTAATGTTACTGGCGTTGCCGATTCACAACTCGCAACAGCAGCATTAACTATTAGCCAAGCAGGTGTTAAAGGCGCAGCAGCGACAACGCTTCTTAACGACGCTGCCAAAGCCGCAGTTATTACCAACGCTTCTGTTGTCGACACTACTAAAGCCATTGTCGCAGCTCAGACCTTGCAAGTTGCTAAGGGCATGGATGTAACAAAGTTAACTGGCATCTTGGTCAAGGGATCAAAAGAGTTTGTTGGTGGACTTTCAGCAGAAGAACAGATGCTTTCTGGTCGAGTTGGTGTAGCACTAGCCAAGTATGGTTTATCGCTTCAAACAATTATTCCTTTAGGTGCAGAGTTTGCAAAAATCGGATTGCCAACACGCTCTATTGCAACGTTTGGTAATTCACTTGCCAACTTAAACAAACCCCTTACAGATTCAAAGGGCAAGTTAACTTCATACGCACAGGGTCTTGAACGAGTTGGATTAAGCCAACAAAAACTTGCTTCTTATTTGCGCACAGGAAACATAACCGCAATCCTTACTTCTATAAAAGAAGCCGCAGGTGGAAACACCGCTAAAGAAGGAGTCCTTGCTCAAGCGGTATTTGGTACTGGTGGTTCTGCCGCAGCAATAGCAGTTCTAAAAGATTTCAATTCTTACCTTGCTGCTCAGAAAAACCTAGTTGGCGCTGGCGCTGGAACACTTGGAACTTCATTTGGCGAAGCCTTGAAGCAATTAGGGCCACAACTAAACGTAGTAAAAGCAAACTTTAACAACCTTATGATTAACGCTGGTAAGTTACTTCTTCCTGCGGTATCCGACATTCTTAGTTGGGTTGGTGGATTTGCTAAGGCTATTAACAGCAACCCATTGCTTAAAGATTTGCTAGGGGCAGGAGCCGGACTTGCGTTTGGTGTAGCTGTAGCCTCAAAAATTAAAAGTGCTTTGAATACAGTCTTGAACCTCTTTGGTAAAAGCGCTCAAACAATTTCCCTTAACGCTAACACCGCAGCCCTCGAAGCCAACACCGTTGCTTTAGGCGGTAAGGCGGCCGGTAGTTTGATTCCTGGCGGAGCAGCAACAGGCGGTTTATTGCTTCCAGTTGCCGCAACCGCAGCAGCAACAATAGCGTTACAATACTTTGCATCTCATGGCCCAACCTATGCCCAAATGACACCACAACAAAGATTGCAAAGTCGTTCATTGTCGGCTGGAACAACCAACGTTACTTTGAACATAAATACACTTCACAGTCGTTCCGCAGGTAGCCACCGATAATGGCTAAGTTTAATTCAACAGAAAATCAAGAATGGACTATAAACTTAGATCTTGGTGTTATTAGCGACGGTCTTGCAACTGACCCAGCCTTTATTGCAGCTGTTACAAAAGCCGTCCGTGACCAGATGACCAAAGACGTGCGCTGGATGGGCAACCTATTCGCTAAGTGGGCTTCAACCAACCCACCAGCGCCTACGACCAAGAAGCGTGTTAACTAATGACACTTGCCTCGTTACCTACGCTGTCGGTTCAGATTGCGTTCAACCCGACCAACATCCAAAGCCTCACCCAGACTTGGACTGACGTTACGCCTTACGTTCGTGACTTCACTACCAAGTTAGGTCGTCAGCACTTCCTTGACCGTGTAGAAGCTGGAACGCTTAACATGACCGTCAACGAGCGCACAGGGTTCTTCCTCAACGGATCAGTCAACGGTACTGGTTATGTGATTCAACCTCGCCTACCTATCAAGGTTACGGCGACGTGGAGTGGCACAACCTACCCAGTGTTCTACGGCCTTATTGACAGCATTGACGAAAAGATTACCGACCAGCTCAACGTAGACCTGACCATCAACGCTACCGACTTGGTTAAGTTCTTGTCGCTTCGCTACATGGCTTCGACTAACTTCTGGTCACAGTACGCCACAAGCGCAAGCGCAACCAACTGGTTTCGTTGCGACCTAACCGCTCAGGCAACGGTAACGGCTGCTGTAACTCCCTCTGTTACCTACGGTTCGGGATACACCGATTACACCTCGGTTAATAACTTTGTAGCAGGTCAATCTGTCTATGTAAATGGGTTAACAACCTACACTGGTTCAACTCAAAACTCATACTCAACCGCACCAGTTACATACTCAAATGGAGCTATGTTTACATTGCAAACAGGAAACTCTGCTGGTACGGCTGGCGGTCAAGGAACTGCAACTCAGACAAATACATCTGACCAAATTGCTTCTGGTGGTCAAGCTTATTATGTGAACGGCATTGGGTTTAATCCCAACGGCGCAATGGTCTATTCGTCTAACGGTTCTATTGACCTTGCTAACGGATCAAATGCTCCTGTTGGATTTATGCAAATTAGCGATGTACCAGGCGGTCTTACCGCTTCTGGCGCACTCGACTTTTGGATTCTTGGTCAAGGTACGGCTGGACAACAAATTACTACTGTCTTAGCAGGTGGATACAGTGGAACTAATTGTCAGTTATGGGTTTCCCCTAACGGAAAACTAGAGGCAGTTCTTCAAGGACTTTCAGGCGGTTCAATTACCGCAGCTTCAGCAAGCGGAACACAGTTCACTTTTACAGGTACATTTGCAACGTCAAACATTACCGTTGGTGGCTATGTAAAAATTACCGGACTTACTGCTGCTTACAATGGTGAGTGGAAAGTTATTTCAAGAACTGGGACAACTCTTATTGTTGCTAGTAACACAACGGCTGCCAGTATTTCTGGTCGCTCAGGTCTTGTAACACCAGTTTTTAGGACAAACGTTACCGTCAACGATGGTTACTGGCATCATGTCGGTTTTTGCAATGACTCGGCAGGGCAGTTAAATGTGTACGCAGACGGAACCCTAACACCGATTATTACTTCAGGTGGTAGTTCTTTCAACGGCTGGTCAACGACACCTAGCCTTACTACCTACCCACTTATTATTGGAGCAGGTAACGGAGACTTAGGTGACTCTAGTTCATCGCCTAGCCTTGCAGCTCTTATTGACGAAATTGTTATTAGTAACAACAGCAACTATTCTGGTGCTGGTTTATTAAATGAACTTCTTAACCGCTACAAAGCAGGAACGCTGCTTACGCAAGGTTTCCCAGTAACTTCTAATCAAGTTCTTTCAGGCGACAGGATTGCTGAGATTCTCTGCATTGCAGGTTTCGGTTACATCTCCGGTGGTCAGGTAATGCTTAACTCCAACACCTACTTCATCAACGACAGCGCAACTGCATGGGTCAATGGTGCTTCGGGTAACGGTTTCATCGCCGTAGAGCCTTGGTACTGGGATTCGCCAGTCACCGGATCAACAGCACTCGACCTCATCTTGCAGATTTGCGACACCGACATTGGCTCGTTCTACCAAGAGCCAAACGGCACATTCTCTTATTACAACCAGTTGTATTACGGTACTTGGAACTGGGCGTTAAACGCAACATCAGGTACTTGGAGTCCTAACAGCTACACGCCAACTGGCGACCACGTATGGACTGACGACACATCCTCGACGTACCACTACTACGGCCCAAGCCTTCAGGTAGTGCGTGACGACGTTGACGTATGGACAACCGTTAAGGTATCACCACAGTCCGGCACACAACAGATTTACGAAAATACTGCTAACGAGTCACGCTGGGGTTACTCAACGCTTACTAAGTCAAGCACGGTTCACACAACGCTCAACCTTGCGCTCTCTACGGCTAACTTCCTTGGCAACTTGTTTAAGACACCACTGCCTAGAGTCGGTAACGTTGAGCTGCGAAGCGAAACAAACAACGGTCAGAACATGACTGCCCTGCTCAACACAGAGTTCGGTGACGTAGTGACCTTCAAGCGCACCTCGCCAAACGCATCAGGAGCTGGTGTAATACCTTTTTCAGTTGTCAGTTCTGGTAGTAATACTCTTTCTACCTCTGCATCAACGTTTAACGTAACAAGCACTGCTGGCGCCTCAACGGTTGGTGGATTCTATGTCACTGTTTCAGGAACTACATACTTTGCTTCATACACTGGTATAACAACAACTTCATTTACAGGAGTAACTTTGGCCAGTGGCTCTGTGGTTGTTGCAGCAGGAACAACGATTTTTCTAAACCCAAACATGGTTGTAGAATCCATCATGCACGACTTCCAAGCGGAACCTGGCTTCTGGCACACATCATTCATACTCGACCCTTACCCAATTAGGAGTTAGTCATGGGGAACATTCCTAACACCACAACCAACGGTTTAGTTCTTACCTCGGTAGGTAACGGATCTAACGACTCACAGTGGGCTACTGCGACCAGTGGTGGTTCAGGAATCACACAACTTACTGGAGACGTTACGGCTGGCCCTGGCTCAGGTTCGGTAGCTGCAATAGTCGCCAAGATTAACGGCTCGCCCCTAGGAACAACTACAGGTGCTACAACCGGATACGTTCTTACATGGAATGGCACTGCTTGGGTTCCTTTAGCGTCCACTCCTTCGGGAACTGCCGGTGGCGACCTATCGGGAACTTACCCAAATCCAACGGTAGCCAAAATTCAAGGTATGCAAGTAAGCGCATTTACAAGTCCGTCTGACGGAAGCCTTATGTATTGGAGCTCTCTTTCTAATCAATGGCTGTTTACAAACATGAGTTCAACTCCTGGATTTGGCTCTATTGGTAACGGTTCAATCTTGTATTGGGATGGTGGTAAATATACTTTTACTCCTTCACCTAATGGTGGAGGAAACGGCGCTGTTGAATGGGATGATTCTGCCAAAAAATACACAATCGTTGCCGTTGGTGGTTCTACCCCAAACAATGATGCGTGGAGTGCAAATCCTCAATCAACAGGAGTTACGGTAGGAACCACTGCTACTCAAAT